AATGAATAAATATTCTTTCCTTGATAAAGATATGCAATATTCTTTTTATCTAAATACACTTAGGAAAAAGAAGAGATTTAGTCCCTGGCTCCGAAAGGATAAAGTCACAGACCTTGAAATCATTAAACGATACTATGGTTATAGTAATGAAAAGGCATCAAATGCCCTCAAGATATTAACCCCCGAACAACTTAGTTACATTAAACAACGATTTGAAACTGGAGGAATGAAATGACTACTTCTACACAGGAGCCAGAAGTTAAATGGTCGCAAGACCAAATGGTAGAGGTAACCTTAAATGAACCTGATGACTTCTTAAAAGTTAGGGAAACGCTGACAAGAATTGGTGTAGCATCAAGAAAAGAAAAGAAACTTTACCAAAGTTGCCATATTTTGCACAAGCAGGGTAGATACTATATCGTGCATTTTAAGGAACTTTTTGCTCTCGATGGAAAACACGCTAACCTTACTGCTAACGACGTTCAGCGTCGGAATCGTATTACTCGTCTCCTTGCTGATTGGGGTCTTATATCTGTAGTAAAAGCAGAATCTGTTTCTGATATTGCTCCCCTTAATCAAATTAAAGTCCTTGCTTATAAAGAGAAAGGAGATTGGATTTTGGAGCAAAAATATAATATTGGCAAGAAGGGTAAGACTCAGGATGCCGAGTAAGATTTATAATATATCTAATATTTTTACCAAACAACAGAGAAGAAAACTTATAAGAGATTCAAAACCACTTTGTAGATTTAATTCTAAATCTAAAATATGGAACAGTGATGATCTTCGTTTTAATAAAGATTTTAGGGATCCTTCTTTGTATATTATTAGTTTATTTGAAAAACAACTTGGGTTAAATTTAGAAATTATAAACATATGGATAACCTATACAAGAGGAGAAAAGTTAAAATACCATACTCATCCTTTTGATTGGGCATGTATTTACTATATGAAAACTAATCCATTATTAAGAAATAATGGAACTAAGTTTAAATTTTCTGAAGATGATGTACAATTAGTAAAGTCTCCTCAAAACTCTGCGATTTTATTTGATGGTAGTGTTCCTCATACTACCCCAGATTTTCTTCCATTAACTGGTAGATATGTTTTAACTATGGATCTTCTTATTGTTAATGATGACGGGACTTATAGAAATTTTATTGAATTACCTGGAGAAAAATTACAAAGAAAATGATTAACACTATATTATTAATCCTTTTGGTTATCGTTAACTATACAAATTTCTATCTTACACATATTCATGGTAGAAAACCGAAAAGATTCAGTCGGCAATCATCACCCACTTTTTTAAGGGATCGTGTATAATTAGTTATGTCGCCGTAAGGGACACAACTCACACTCGCTTAAAAAGGAGAACTATCATGACTAACCTAGCAAGGTATCACGCTGCTAATCTTCCAGATCTATTTGATAAGATTACGAAGAACAGCATAGGAATGGACGATTATTTGAATCGGTTCTGGGATCTCGACACTACTTCCAAATACCCACCTTATAATATTGTCCAAGTAAATAATGTCGAATCGAGACTTGAAATCGCACTGGCGGGATTCAAGAAGAAAGAAGTTAAAGTCTTCACAGAGTTTGGAAAACTACATGTGGAAGGCAAGAAAGAAGTTAAAGAAGCAGATGGAGAATTTGTCCATAAAGGATTGGCCCAACGTAGCTTCCAACGAGTTTGGACGATCTCCGATGATACAGAGGTTAGATCGGTCAAGTTTGAGGACGGACTCCTTACCGTGGAACTGGGAAAAGTAGTTCCTGAACATCATTCACGCAAAGAGTATCTTTAAGGAGGTGTATCATGAAACTCACTACTCCATTCAGCGTAATTAAAAACGCTATGAGTGACATCCGCAGGATGCACGACTTTAATTACAATCTTCCCACAGAAAATTACTGGGAACAAGAATGTAGAAATCACCCGACCAATTCACATTGTTTGGTCTATTGTGATTAAATAGTTAAAAGGGGATCTTGACGATCCCCTTTTTTATTGCTACAATGTATGGAGGTAAATATGTGTTATGACCATTAAATTACTGCTCTTAAAATCTGGTGAAGATGTTATTGCTGATGTTACAGAAATGACAGCAGGAGAAAAAACAAGAGTAGTTGGATATTTTCTTAATAAACCATGTGTTGTAAGAATGAGAGATCCTGATGTTCTTTCTGAAGAACCTAAAGGTCCTACTAAAGCAGGATTCGCTGTTTCTTTATATCCGTGGATGCCTCTCTGTAAGGAAGATGTTATACCTGTTTCTGCAGATTGGTTGATCACAATGGTTGAACCTATAGATAAATTAAAACAAATGTATGTCGAGGACATCGTAAATCATGGATCAAGTAATAAAGATTCTGGCACTAACGAACAATCAGATTCTGATTAGTGAGATTGTAGAGGTTGCTGCTATGGATATTGGGCAACCTGATTGTAAATTAATTAATCCTTTTCTTATTAAAGGTGATGGTATTCTTGAACCCTTTTTAGGAAGTGTCACAAGAGAAACCACATTAATGATGGGATCTGATAAAATACTCACATTGGCAGAACCAACTCCAACCCTACTTGAAAAATACCTAGACATTATTAAAGAATGAAACATATTTTTTCAAATTCTTTTTATCTTTTATTTTCTCTTCCTAATAAAAAAGAAGTATTTGAAACAATAACAAATCCAAAATATATTGATAAAGAATTAACTTCATTAATAACATGGAATGAGAATTGTAGAGTTAAAGTAGAGGTATTAGATGTAGATAAAGTTGGACATTTACTTGCTCCATCTATAGAACTTTTTTTACGGCATATAGGTTCAAAAAAAACTGTTGAGTTATTAGATATATGGAAAAACACTTATAATAAAGATTGTTATCAAGATCTTCATGATCATGTTAATTATGAGGCACAGTTATCTGGATGTATTTTTTTAGAGGATCAAATAAAGGATTCCTCTAAGTTTTACTTCTTTAATAGACATTCTATAGAACTTTCTATTTGGAAAGAAATTATGAATGATGATTCACAGCAAAATGCCTACTATCCTAATCCCAAAGCAGGTGATATAATATTATTCCCCTCTTATATGTTGCATGGAGTTACTCCTCATAAGTTAAGGAAACCTAGAACAACTATTTCTTTTAATCTTAAATTTATATGAAATTCTACACCAATGTCCAACTAATCGGGAACCAGTTCTTGGTTCGTGGAGTTGAGAATGGTAGAAGGTATGAACATCGTGATGAGTTCTTTCCGACTCTATTTGTCAAATCTAAAAAAAATCTTAAGACTAAATATAAAACGTTGAGTGGAGAATCAGTTGAAGCAATCAATCCAGGCACGGTACGAGAATGTCGTGACTTCTATAAGAGATATGAAGATGTTGAGGGGTTTGAAATCTATGGAAATGATCGATATATTTACCAATATATTTCAGAGAAATACCCAGAGGATGAAGTCAAGTTTGACATATCTAAAATTAAGCTTGTTACTTTGGATATTGAAACTACGTCTGAGCAAGGTTTCCCTGATGTACAGTCGTGCGTCGAAGAGATTCTGGCAATCACAATCCAAGACTATACAACTAAGCAGATCATTACTTGGGGAAGTAAACCTTTTATTAACAAACAAAAGAATGTAATCTATCATCACTGTCCTACTGAGTATGAATTACTTACATCGTTCATCAACTATTGGATGCAGGATGTTCCAGATGTGATTACTGGATGGAACATACAGTTATTTGATATACCTTATATTTGTAGAAGATTGGATAGAGTTCTTGGTGAGAAGTTGATGAAGAGATTCTCACCTTGGGGACTTGTGAGTGAAAATGAAATAACAGTTATGGGTAGAACTCATATTGTATATGATGTTGGTGGTGTTACCCAGTTAGATTATATTGATCTCTATAAGAAGTTTACATATAAGGCACAAGAATCATATAGACTTGATTATATTGCTAAGGTAGAACTTGGTCAGCAGAAGTTAGATCATAGTGAGTTTGAAACTTTTAAGGATTTCTACACACAAGGGTGGCAGAAGTTCATTGAGTATAATATAATTGACGTTGAACTTGTTGACCGTCTTGAGAGTAAGATGAAGCTTATTGAGCTTGCTCTTACTATGGCATATGAAGCCAAGGTTAATTATAGTGATGTGTTCTATCAGGTGCGGATGTGGGACACCATCATTTATAATTATTTAAAGAAGAGGAATATAGTAATTCCTCCCAAGAATAGATCAGCAAAGAACGAAAAGTATGCGGGGGCATATGTCAAGGAACCGAAACCAGGAAAGTATGATTGGGTGGTCTCTTTTGACCTTAACAGTCTGTATCCTCAT